CAAGGCCTATGGGAGCGACCCGGCGGTGGTGCGCCCGATCACGCGGCCGGTGGCGGGCAGCCTGCGCCTCGCACTGGACGGGATGGAGCAGGCGACGGGCTGGGTTCTGGATACGACCACCGGGATCGTCAGCTTCGACACGCCCCCTGCGGTGGGGGTCGCGATCACGGCGGGGTTCGCCTTCGACGTTCCGGTGCGGTTCGACACCGACGTTCTGGAGGTGAACCTTGCAGCCTTCGAGGCGGGCGCGATCCCGTCGATCCCCATCGTGGAGGTCCGGGTCTGATGCGCGACATTCCCCAACCGATGCGGGCCGCGCTAAGCGCGGGCGTGACCACGCTGGCGCGGGCGTGGACGCTGACGCGGCGCGACGGGCTGCGCATGGGCTTCACCGACCACGACAATCCGCTGACCATCGACGGCGTTGTGCATGAGGCAACCTCGGGCCTGACGACGACGGCGATGGAGCAGGCGACCGGCCTCGGCGTCGACAGCCATGCCGTGGAGGGCGCGCTGCGCTCGGACGCCATCACCGATCTGGACGTGGAGCGCGGGCTTTACGACAGGGCGGAGGTGCTGAGCTGGCTGGTGGACTGGAGCAACCCGGAGGTGCGCCTGCTGCAGGGGCGCGGCTTCATCGGCGAGATCCGGCGCGGGGCACATGCTTTCGAGGCGGAGATCGCGGGACTGACCGAGCGGCTGAACCAGCCGATGGGGCGGGTGGTCGCGCGGGGGTGTGGCGCCCGGCTCGGCGATGCGGCCTGCGGGGTGGATCTGACCTCGCCTCTCTATCTGGCGGCAGGTCAGGTCGCGGCGGTTGCCGGACCGCTGAGCGTGACGGTCGCAGGGCTGGACGGCTTCGAGGCCGGCTGGTTCACGCGCGGGGCCGTGTCCTGGACCGGCGGAGGCAGCGCAGGCACGGTCTCCACCGTCAGCGACCACCGGCGGACGGGCGGGACGGTGCTCCTCACGCTGTGGCAGGCGCCGGCGGTCACGATCGCGCCCGGAGACACGTTCACGATCGTCGCGGGATGCGACCGGACGGCGGAGACCTGCCGCATCCGGTTCGACAACCTTCTGAACTATCGAGGGTTTCCGCAGATGCCGGGCGACGATTGGGCCGCCGGCTATCCGAGCACGGGAGGCAGCCATGACGGCGGATCGCTCCAGCGCGGCTGACGTGGTGCTGCGGGCCGAGGCGCTGGCGGCGGCACGCGGCTGGCTGGGTACGCCGTACTGCCATCAGGCGAGTTGCCGGGGGGCGGGGTCGGACTGCCTCGGCCTCGTGCGCGGGGTCTGGCGGGCGCTGTACGGGGCGGAGCCTGAGCCGGTGCCGCCCTATGGTGCCGACTGGGCGGAGGGGGCCGGGCCCGATTTGCTGGCGGCGGCAGGCCGGTGGCTGCTGCCGCTTGCGCCCGGCCGGGTGGGCGTGGGCGACGTGCTGGTGTTCCGGATGCGCGACCGCGGCGGAGCGCGGCATGTCGGAATCGTGTCGGCGTGGGGGGACTCTGCAGGCGCCCGGTTCATCCACGCCTATTCGGGTCACGATGTCTGCGAGACGCGGCTCACGGAGCCGTGGCTGCGGCGCGTGGCCGGGTTTTTCCGTTTTCCTGCAGGGGGGTTGTGATGGCGACGCTGGTTCTGGCGGCGGCGGGGTCGGCCGCGGGGTCGGCCGTGGGAGGGGCCTTTCTCGGGGTCTCGGCGGCGGCGATCGGGCAGGCGGCGGGCGCCGTCGCAGGCGGGCTGATCGACCAGCGGATGCTGGGCGGTGGCGCGCGCGTCGTCGAGACGGGCCGGGCGCGCAGCCTGCGCCTTCAGGGGGCGACCGAGGGCACGCCGCTGGCGCGGGTCTATGGCCGGATGCGGATTGCGGGAACGCTGATCTGGTCGACGCGGTTTCTGGAAAGCGTGCGCCGTTCGAACCAGGGCGCGAAGGGCGGCGGCGGCGCGCAGACGCGGGAGTTCTCGTACTCCATCAGCTTCGCGGTGGCGTTGTGCGAGGGGCGGATCGACCGGATCGGGCGGATCTGGGCGGACGGGGCGCTGCTGGACCGGACGGGCGTCACCTTGCGCGTGCACACCGGCGGGACGGACCAGATGCCCGACCCGAAGCTCGAGGCGGTGGAAGGCGCGGGAATGGTCCCGGCCTTTCGCGGCACGGCCTATGTGGTGTTCGACGATCTGCCGCTGGCGCCGTTCGGGAACCGGATTCCGCAGCTGAGCTTCGAGGTGTTCCGCTCGGTCGAAGACCGCGCGGTAGGCCCCGAGGCGGCACCCGAGACGAGGGCTCTGGTGCGCGCGGTGGCTTTGTCGCCGGGCACGGGGGAGTTCGCGCTGGAGACGGAGCCAACGCTGTATACCTACGGGCAGGGAGACAGCCAGAGCGCCAACATCCACAATTCGGAGGGGCGGCCTGACCTGCTGGCAGGTCTGGACCAACTGGAGGCGGAGCTGCCTGGCTGCGGGGCCACCTCGCTGATCGTGTCGTGGTTCGGGGATGACCTGCGGGCAGGCAGGTGCCTTGTCCAACCACGGGCGGAGGCAACCGGGCGCTCCGCCAAGCCCGAGGCGTGGTCGGTCGCGGGCCTGACCCCGGAGACGGCGCGGCTGGTGAGCACGGACGCGCAAGGCCGGCCGAATTTCGGCGGCACGCCGTCGGACGGGTCGGTGATCCGTGCGATCCAGGAGATTGCGGGACGCGGGCTGACGGTGATGCTGTACCCGTTCCTGCTGATGGACATCCCCGCCGGCAACGCGCTGGCGGACCCGCATGGCACCGGTGCGGAGCAGCCGGCGTTTCCGTGGCGGGGGCGGATCACGCTGGACGCCGCTCCCGGCCAACCGGGGTCCGCGGACCGGACCGCTGCGGCGGAGGCGGAGGTCGCGGCGTTCTTCGGGACGGTCAAGGCGTCGGATTTCGCGGTTTCCGACGGTCTGGTGACCTATTCCGGCCCGGATGAGTGGTCTTGGTCGCGGTTTGCGCTGCATCTGGCGGCGCTGGGGGCTGCGGCGGGCGGGGTGGACGCGATCTGCATCGCAAGCGAGATGCGGGGGCTGACGACGATCCGCTCGGACCGGACGACCTATCCGGCGGTGGCGCATCTTCGGGCGCTGGCGGCGGAGGTGCGGACGCTGCTGCCGGGGGCGAAGATCGGTTATGCGGCGGATTGGTCGGAGTATTTCGGGCACCAGCCGGCGGACGGATCGGGCGACCGGCTGTTTCATCTCGACCCGCTCTGGGCCGATGCGCAGATCGATTTCGTCGGGATCGACGACTACCTGCCGCTGTCGGACTGGCGCCACACGGCGGGGCATCTGGACGGGGCAACGGCGCCTGCGGTGCATTCGCTTCCCTACCTGCGGGCAGGTATGGAGGGAGGTGAGCACTACGACTGGTATTACGCGTCGGAGGCGGACCGGGACGCGCAGCTGCGCTCTCCGATCGTGGACACGGCGCACGGCGAGGATTGGGTGTTCCGGCCCAAGGACCTGCGCAACTGGTGGGCCAACCCGCATCACGACCGGATCGGCGGTGTGCGGCAGACAGCGCCGACGGCCTGGGTGCCGCAGTCCAAGCCGCTGTGGCTGACCGAGACGGGGTGCCCGGCGGTCGATCTGGGCGCGAACCGCCCGAACCTGTTCCTCGACCCGAAAAGCTCGGAAAGCGCGCTGCCCACGGGCTCGACCGGCGCGCGGGACGACGAGATGCAGCGGCGGTTCCTGCAGGCCAAGCTCGGTTACTGGCAGGAGGCTGCGAACAACCCGGTCTCGCCGGTCTATGGCGGGCTGATGATCCCGGACGGGCGGGTCTATGTCTGGACCTGGGACACGCGGCCGTTCCCGGATTATCCGATGCGCGAGAGCGTGTGGTCGGACGGGCCGGCGCATGCGGTGGGGCACTGGATCACGGGGCGCATCGGAGCGGGCAGCCTCGGCGATGTCGTGCATGAGATCCTGCACCGCTCCGGCGTTGCCGAGATCGATGTGAGCCAGCTGTACGGGACGGTGCACGGACTGGTTCTGGAGCGGGTCGGCACGGCGCGTGAGGCGCTCCAGCCGCTGATGCTGGCGCATGGGTTCGACGTGGTCGAGAGCGGCGGGCGGCTGGTTTGCACGATGCGGGGACTGGCGCGGGCGCTGCCACTTGATCGGGCCTGGCTGGTCGAGGGGGAGGACGCGCTGGGGCCCGTGGTCCGGGTCCGCGCGGCGGCGTCGGAGACGGCGGAGGCGGTGCGGCTGGGCTATGTCGAGGCGGAAGGCGACTACCGCGTCGGGTCGGTCGAGGCGCGGGCTGTGGACAGCGGGTGGGGGCCGGTTTCGGAGACCTCGCTGCCCCTCGCCCTGCCCGGCTCGACGGCACAGGTGACGGCGGATCGCTGGCTGGCCGAGGGAGCACGGGCTCGCGACCGGGTGAGCCTGACGCTGCCGCCCTCGATGGCGTCGGTGGAGGCAGGCGACGTGGTGTCGCTGGCCGGTCCGGGCGGTGCGGAGACGTACCGGGTGGAGCGGCTGACCGCGGGGCTTGCGCGGGCGGTGGAGGCGGTGCGGATCGAGGCCGCCGCCTACCGGCCCGCGGCTGTTGCGGAGCGGCGGGTCGAGACTGTGCTGCCGACGGTCCCCGGCGCGCTGGAGGCGGTGTTCCTCGATCTGCCGCTGGCGGACGGCACGGCGGGCGATCACCAGCCA